TTCTGGCCAATTGAATGGAACTAATACCTGTTAAATATTGTGTCACAATAGAAATTCGTAACTCTAAATTAAATTTAGTCATATTAAAACCCCCGAGATTGTTGTCCAATCTCGGGGGTTCACTTCACTAATCGCTTGATCTTATTCAATTAAGTTACCTCCTATTGTGCTTGTGTGAGGCTAGTTACCTTGGCTTGCGCCGTTGCTAAATCAGCTTGTGCTTGTTGCAACTCTGCCGCCTTCGCCTTTGCTTGGGCATCTGCTTGTTCTTGAGCAACTTGTTGGGCTGTCTTTTGCGGATAAGCCGCTTCAATTTCCTGTTTTGATTCAGCGAATTGTTTTTCGACCACACTAGCAATGGTTGTTTCATCGGCCGTAGTGAAACCTAGCTTTTTAAGTTCTGTTAGGACATAGGCAACGGCTTTAGATTTCTTCGCTTCACTCGTGAGGTAATCCGTTACCCCAGCTTGTTCTGCTAGAACAACGCCTGTTTTTGCCAGCGGTTCAGCAGTTTGTAGTAAGCTAATTACTTTCTTGTTGGTCAACACCTTCTTAGTGACAAAGCCCCCAATGACAGGGACGACGATAACAAATAACGACACGAGTAAATCCGCAATATTTTGGACGTTCATAATTACATTTCCTCCTTATCTCATCAAAAAGTTCTCTACAATAAATAACGCGACCGGCAAAATAATAGCCACCCACATTGTGCGTGACCACCACTGACTATTTGATTTTAAATCCTTAATATCAGCTTCATTTTGCTTGGCTAGTATATAAGCTTCATCGGCTTTTTTAGTGGTTTCGTTGACACCACTAGTATTAGTTTCGACCTTCACTAGGCGTTGTTGAATATCCATCAATAAATCAATCACATTTACGTCTTCTTTATCGGCCACGACCTCATCTACTTTCCTCCAAAATAAAAACACCCGAATTAATCGAGTGCTTCACTGTCAATAAAATTATTTAATTCACCAATCGAGTGAAACCACTTTTTTTGCCCGATTGCATCCTCAATTAATCCTCCGACTCTGATCGCCAATCTTTCGTCTATAAACATGCTTGGTTTTGTGTCCTCATTTACCCTAATAATGTCTTCAAATTTTTCATTTGAATTTGAGCAAAAAGTATCAAACATTTCCCGAAATTCGCTCTCAGCTGATTTCAGTATGCTTCGCTTGGAATCTCTTAAATCTGATTGCAGTTTCTCATCTTTTAATAACTCTTTACTTAATAATTGTTCGGTAGATAAATACATTTTTGCGTTTTGTTCCCATGAAGGGGTGGCGTCAAATTTTCCATCCAGTGCCATGTTTTCTAAGGAATACTGGGCAATAGCTTTCGTTCCAACTTTCAATTCCTCAGTCAAAACTTGAACTTTTTTTATTTCACGTTCAATTTTTCGTACCTTTCGGTCACTCAATCGCCACTGAAAATAAGCAAAAGCTGTGACAAGCAAACCAATAATCGAAACATACATAGTGTTTTGGCGACAAATTTCGTCATATAAATGTTGGATTAGTTCACTCTGCGTCATACCAATAAATATCATTTTACAATCTCCTTAGTTAATATCTAAGAAAATTATACTAGAATTTGCTCCAAATTAAGATACCGAATATCAAAATCGAAATAGTTAACGTAAATATCAGATCCTGAATATCAGGATCGTGTAATCTATACATTCTGTTCCCTGCTTTCTCCAAAATAAAAAGGACTAGGCTGCGTAGTCTGTCCCAGTAATTGACTTATATTCGTCTGCTGTAATTGACGCTAAAACAACGTATTGCTTAATGTCACAGCCCCAATCATGCATTTGTTTAACAAAATCAAACACTATGCTGCACCCCCGTCCGTAATTGTAAGCTTAGTAACCGTTGCTTGCAGGCTTGCAACTTGTAAGCCTAACGCGTTAATCATTTGCTGTTCAGCCGTTGGGCCGTCGCTTCCTGCGATGCCGGTGGCCGGATGTTCTGCTTCAAAGTCCGATTCGCTTTGACCTGTCCACTTTGTTCCGTCCCACGTATAAGGTTGTACAATACCGTCTGGCTTAACTAGCGTTGCATTTGCTGGCAAACTATTTTCATCTGATACTTCTACGTATCCGTTAAAAATCTTAGTTGTTGCGTCGTATGTCATTGCTAACATTTTTTAATTCACTCTCCTATTTCAAAAATACGCCCGATGGATTAATTTGTGTTGGTGTTCCTGAACAACCCTGTATTGTTAACTCACCCGATCCGTTAGTTTGCAGGCTTGCGATACCTGTACTAGTTACAACTGGTTGATCAGCCCAATGCATAGATTGTAAAGCTGTTCCTGCGCAAGTAGATAACGTCTGCCCTGATTTAAAAGTTCCACCAACTTGACCTTTTAGAAAAATAACCGAGCTATTAAATGCTTGTGCCATTTGTAGGCCGCCTGTAATGCCAGTTGAAAGGGGCAAATCAATCCATGTTAATTTTTCACCATTCAAAAGCGTTGCAATATCCGCATTCAACGCCTTATCGTTTGCATCGATTGCTTCCGGCCCTTTTTCCATGCCAGTTGTAATTGTTGTTAATGTTGCCATTTATTTATCTCCTATCCGTAATAGATCGCTTTATAGCCACTAAACGCGGCATAAACGCCATTACTTTGTTTTGTTAGTTTTGTTTGGTCTGCGAAACTTGTATCACCAGCGGTTAATTCAACGACTGAACTGCCACCGCTAGAACTTTTGACCGTAGCCGCTAATGTCTTTTGATTGCCACCGCCAAACATACCCGATGGCTCTGATCCGATTGCGACCAACCCTAACGAGTACTCTTGGTATCTCAAACTGATAGCCGCACCGACTGTTAACGTTTCCGGAATAACAAGCTGTATGCCACGCGTTTTAAACGCGACGCTGGCTTTTGTACCATCTCGCAAACCGTTATTAGGCACAACGCCGAGCGTATACGACGTTACCGGCTTCAATCCGGTTACTGTGTACGACTTAGCGGTTACTGTCGCTAACAGCGTCGTGCCGTTATAAATCTTGTAGCTAATAGCCATCGACTAGTCACCTCTTTATGACCACGTTAGGGTTGTACCTGTTGTTGTGGTACCAGACGCTGCCAGATTGGTTACAGTAACCAATGCCGCATATACCGTGACTGAAATAGCTGCGGACGTAATCGTCCCAACCTTGGCCGTGATATTTGCTTTGCCTTCCTTTAGTGCCTTGATTGCACCAGTACTAGCGTCAACTGACGCAACTGCTGGTGTATCTGACGTATAAGACGCTGCTCCATCGGTTTCGTCCGCTGGCGTAATCGTAACGCTAGCCTTAGCTGTCCCGCCGACTTCTAGCGACTTAGTATCAACTGCGATCGTTACGGCAGTCGTTGCAATGTTAGCGGTTGTTACTGTTACAACCGCCGTCTTGTCACCTTCACGCAATCCGTTTGTGGCCGTGACCGCAAAAGTATATTCTGTCTTAGGCTTTAAGTTGTTGACGGTATAGGTCTTTGCCGTTGCTGTCCCTAGCTTAGTCCAGTTTGCTGTGTCTCCCTCTTTTTGATAAATGTTATATGAAATTGCCATTATTATTTTCCTTCCTTTGCTTTCTATGCTGTATCCCAATCCAAACGATCAGTTTTGTCGTCGATTGGAGTTACTTTCAAATTTTTAACTTCCGGAATTGTTGTGTTTGTGCCCGTACCAAAATCATCACCGGCACCACTTGAATCTGTTGACGTTTGATTGCTACCATTACCGGCTGTCGCTTCCTCATCATTAACCGTTCCCAGATCAAATCTAAGTGTCTTGTACCCATCGATCAGATACCAGTAACCGTCCTTGTAGGTGACAACACCCGTCAATGCGTAGGACAATGGCAGGTGCACAATACACGTGTCATCATCCGGATAATCAACCTTGGCTGATATCGTTTGTACAGCCGACTCGCCTAATCCATAAGGACCTGTACCGAACCCATCACTCTCGGTTCCAATTGCGTACTCGTAATAGTGCACCACAACTTTCGGCTGTCGGTTCTGATTATGCTTGATCGTGACATTGAAGCCAGCCGGTACGTATGCTGCCAGTAATGACTCCATGTATTCAAGCCGATCATCAAGCACTGTAAAATTCCCAAAATGTGATGAACCACGAGCAAGGATCACTTCGCTATCCTTAGTGGCATTGGCAATAACTGCCTTGAATTGATCCAGCACATCACTCATCGTTTGTTCGACTTCTGTTTGACGGGCTTCAACACCTTCTTGTTTGTTCTGCAATTCAATCTTGAACGCCGTTTCATCCTCATTGATGTACGTTTGCACTGCCAGCACGATCTCGATCCACCGTGCTAACGATTCACGGACATCAACTCCGTACATTTTGGTTCGAATGAACTTAGCCAACTCAATCGCAATCGGTTGAATATTGCTCGGTGTGTATTCCTGTTGTGCTGGAATTGGCGTCGAATCTTCATAATTCACTGATCCACTAACTGTTGTCATCTTCTACCTCCTCTCATTCAAGATAATTCGTCTTAAACCGATCACTAGGATCAGTACTCAAATCAACCGTATTTTGCGTGATACCTGCAATATGTCCTTTCGATGTGTATTGCCATAGATCATATGGATGAGTTGGCTTTGTGCTCCCAGCAACCGTGCCATCATTTTGACCATATGAAGGAATCCAAACAGCCCCGGCACGTGATACGTCGAGGTTAAATGAGTCGTACAGCTGATTCGCAATATACAGAACAATCTTATTATCAGAAACACCCAAACTATTGAGTTGATCCATATAGGCGCTGATACACGAGCGCATGTCGGTCATGGTCTTCTCTTCCACATCGATCATCCAGAATCGAGGCTGTTTTCCATCACCAATGGCCGCTTGAGCACGATTATAGAAGTTAGTAGCCTCGGTCTTCGCGTCTTCAACCGAAATAGCGGCATTATAAGCGTAAACGGCGTAATTAGCACCCGCATCGATTGCCGCTGGTATGTTGGTCTTGTACGTCAAGTCTTCATGACTTGTGCCATGCTGAACCCGAATAACTGCCAAGGCTAAGCCGGCCTTAACCACTGCGGTCCAATCAATCGTGTACTGGAATTCACTGACATCAATGATCGCTCCGCCAACACTAGTCTTACCCTCGAGTTGTTCAATGGCCGCCTGTAACTCAGCGTTCTTCTTGGCTAATTCTTCATATTGGGTATTGCTGTTGGCCTTAATTTGAGCCAGTTGTTGTGCTTGAGCATTGATCATTTTCGCCAACGTCTTATTGGCCGCGTTCGCTTGAGCGAGATTCATTGCTTCATACGAGGACTGATTCATGTCATCTTCGCCAATCGTCATGGTTGACGAGACGATGTCCACACAGTCGATTACCATGCCAGTAATCCGCTCGACTAGATCGATGCCTTGAATCCGGCTAACAAGTTCGACAGTGTCCCCATTGTTAAATGAGTCCAGATCCTTGTTAATATGGCTCAAGTCCACATAAGTCAGCTGAATCTGCGTCTTGAGGTTCTTTTGGGCGTCCATCATAGCTTGCCCCTTAGTCTTGAGCACCGCCTGTGTGGTCACGTCGTCCCAGTCATTAGCTTTAACAATCAAGCCAAACTTAGCAATCAGTGCCTCATTACGAATTAGGCCATCGCCACCGATTGTCAAACGCGGATAGGACACGTCTGTGGTGTCCGTACTATCATCTGTAGTTTCTGGTTCTTGGGTCGCACCCAACGGTTTGAGTGCAGTATAGAACGCTGATGCATCGACTGCTCGTTGCAATGATAGCAGATTCTTCCCTAGTTCAATCTTTTGGACCGACTGCCCACCGATCTGGGGCTCGTAGTCAAGATACAAGCCATCAGATTCATGGCGTACCCGAATTTCACCACCCAGCGAATTGATCAGCTTATCGGTAATGTTGTCATAGGTGTCCTTGTCGTCCTCCAGAAACCGGTATACGTTATCCGTGCTATTGGTTACTGTCACAGTGCCCAACTTGATCCGCTTATAATCATCAACCTGATTGTTGTGGTTCGTGATTATGGCTTGGAGAAAATCCTTAGGTGTTGTGTTGTGGAATTCGGCAAACGGCTGAACAGAATCATGCAGAAAACCTTCGAGACCCTCACAGATCACATCGTTGAAGATAGACCCGCCTGTGTCCATCTGATCATCAGGAGTGATGACACGGCCTTCAAAGATAGTCTTCTGAAGATCCGGACGTGTGACCTTAACGAACGTCGTAAACTGATGAAAATTAGCATACTGTGGTTGGTCTGGCGTGATCTGAATTTCTAGCGAATCATAAGCAGTTACGTCCTTTGTGACTTGACACATGAGCAATCTGAGCTTATCTGAACGTTCCGAATGAATCACGTGCTCCTGCCCGGTCCATCCTTGACGAATCGTAACCCGATAACCATGGTTAGCCATCAAATCACCTCCTCGAACCAATCAAACGAAACGTGAGCAGATCCGGTTAATGTGAGTGTGTTTTCACCCGGATTAAGCATGATTTCATCATTGTTGGTTGAACCTTTTGCAATCGCAAACGTGTCACCGTTTAAATTCAAATTAAAACTGCTATCCGACTCCATTAAGAGCGTGACAGCAGTTTTTCCATTGTTGATTAATCTGATATACGATGATCCATTAACATCGATCGTCGTACGTTGAGCCACGTCCCAATCGAAGTTAAATGGATCCCAAAGATCATCTGCACGCTCATGGAATCGGTACGGATAACACGTGAATACAATTGAAATATCTGTAAACACCGAACCGCCTGTAACTAAGGGTGCTTCTTGTACTTCTCCCATGTAGTAAAATTCTTGATTAACATCATCGATTAATTGTGTTTTTCCAGCTGTTGACATTAGCCAGTTAATAATTTTTGTAATCTTCGAATCGGCATAAGTGTAAGTCACATCACCAAATGGCAGTCGACACACAAAAGTTATTGTTCGTTCACCAAAATACGGGCCACCGTAAACTCCACTTAAATCAACTAATCCATTTGAATATGGTAACTGAACCGTAACTTTATTTTTCGCCGGTAACGTGTAGGTTTTAGTACTGAGCACCTTAAGACCAAACTCACTAGAGTGGTGGCCGTTAAATGTAAATCCATAATCTCTAGATGTTGACATTAATAGCTAACCCCCTCTGTGCATGTTGTGTACGTTGTACTCTGCGTGCTGAACCATAAGATTCATATACTTTAGAAAAACTAGAACCATCAAGTCTAAGCTGCTTTTGAGCGATCACTTCCAATTTGGACGTAATCTTGTTCAGCTTATCCGAGTAATCAGTCATATTAACAGATTGGTTATTTACTGTTTGCAGTCCCTGCTTAGCAGCCACATATGCCGCTGACTTGCCAATCATGGCGTACGTCCGATCGACACCGGCTACGTTTGGATTAGGCACCACAAACTCCTTATTGTTACCCTCTGCTAAACGATACAGTCCATCTTCATCGACATCACCACCTGCGGCATATCCATGACCCTTGCCGAGAAAACTCAGGCTTGCTCCATAACGTTTCTTCGCATAATGAAGCCCAGCAAGCAAACTATCAAATCCATTCCAGATATCGCCGTGACCAGGAAAAGCGTTTGAGGTAAACGTGCTACGCTTCGTTTGCATTAACCCCATTGCTGGTCCTGAGCCATCACCATCAGGATCTGCTCCTTTCTGTTTAGCGTGTGGATCACCACTGGATTCAGTATTAATCTGGCTTAATACCTTAGCCACCATTGCGGCGCTAGTAGACAATCCGTTCATCGCAAGAGCGCGCATTACAAACGGTGTCCACCTCGTGACACCTGAACCGCCCGGGTTGGCCGCTGAACTCTCACCCAATTTAGTCAGCATTTTGACAATGCTATCCTTGGCAATATTGAACGATCCTTTACCGGCGTCTTTAACGAGTCCCTTCGAAGTCAAACTGTCTAAAAGTCCATCAATACCAGTCTTATCTTTAATCCATGACCACAGCTTACCAGCACTATTCGTAACAACTTCAAAAATCTCACTCATGAAACTTGTGTCATCATCTTCGGTACCTTTGGCATAGCCTGGTAGACCGATCTTACGAAGAAAACCAATTGATTGCTCATGCGTCAGAATCGATGTTCCAGCCCGCAAGGATCTGATTTCTGGTCCCTGTGCGCCCAGCACGTGAAAGCCACTAGCGTCTTTCCCAAGTTCAAATCCTTCTTCACCAACCAGTGCTACTTGATCATTCGAAATACCGGTAGAGCCCTTGGCATACGCTTGAAAATTGCTTGGTTGATCTGGAAATTCCTTTGAATCATCAAACACTTTGAGCACTTTCCCAATCCATTTCGTAAAACCATGCCAAATTTTACCGGCCGCTTTAAAACCAGCCGTGTAATTGCCACCAACATCAGCCATTTCAGTATCTGACGCAACTGCATGATTGTGTGCTTGATTATTAGCGGCGTTTGTTACATCGTCCTTTTGCTGATTAATCTCTTTCGTAACTTTATTGTGTTGATCAGTCGCTTTTTTAGTCACTTTATCGTACTGACTCTTTGTGGCCTTATCAGTATCGTCTTCTTGGTCTTGAGCATTCTTAACGATATCCTTATATTGTGAATGGCTAATTGAACCATTATCTTTCCACTCTCTTCTAGCGGTATCAACCGTATTTTGGTATTTCTTTTGAGCTTCACTTTCTACATCACTACGAGTTTCTTTAGCAGCTTTAACTGAAGTGTTATAAAGATCATCGGCATGCTTTTGTGTAGCTTTAAGATCGCTTGCGCTCAGTTTCCCCTTATTCTTAATCAACTGATCGTAGATAGATTCTTGCTGTTTGGCCCCCTTTTGAATGTCTTTTTCGATGCTAGTATTCATACTATATTCATCTTTTACATACTTGGTCGTGAATGTTTTATGGGCCTTTTCAAGTTCCTTATTTTTTTCATTTTCGTATTTTTGCGAATTCTTGCCATATTTCTGGGCAATTTGTTCCAGCTTCTTGGTGCCACCATTTTCGATGTTTTGAACTTTCGCATAATACTTATTGGTGTCCGACTGCATCTGTGATAGCGATTTTTGTTTAGCTACCCGTGCTTTTTCATCAGCAGCATGTTGGGCACTCAAGCGCTTATTTTCCTGTGCTTGTGTGATAACACCCTGTTTAACTAAGCTGTCAAGATCCTTTTTCGACTTAGCTTCCTTATTCTTGTAATACGAATTGATCGATTTTGACATACCGGAATAAAGCTTATCCGTTTGCGTTTTAGCTTTACTAATACTTGCCGGGTCAGTGTTGATCTTTAACATCAACTGCTTATCCAGCTTCTTTAAAGATGGCTGTAATGCTTTGCTGATCTTACTACTATCAACATCAGCAGCTGTTGTTTTAACTTTGACGTTGGCTTTAATTGGGTGCCCTTTGAAATGATCTTCGGCACCTTTACCAATTACTTCACCTAATTTTTTCCCTAATGCAGAACCTGTGGCACCACCGATTGCAGTACCGATACCAGGTAAAATCATTGACCCAATCACAGCGCCTGCTGCTGTTCCCGCAACTGAGCCAGTAGAACCACCAATCTTTTCTCCAGTGCTGTTATTACTCATCAATTCAGTAGCCACTCCAGTTCCAGCACTTAACAATGGTATTGATTTACCCAGTCCAAGCATACTGGCAGAGCCCTTAAATAAACTTTTAGTTCCAATTAAGCTAGTACGCCCAATTGAATTAGCTGCTGTTCTACTTAACGCTGTCCCTGCCAAGTCTTCACCACCAGCCACTACCTTTTCTGCAGTTCCGGCTTTGCCAGCTCCCGGAACCAACGAAGTTAGCTTTTGAACTAAAGACAACTCCTCTAAGGTTTTAATGGCTGTTTTAGTTTCACCAATGAAGTCAGTGATTTTTTTAATGGCAAACATTGCCACTAAGGCTCGTGTTACCATTTCAACGCCTTGTTTGTGATCCACTAATGCTTGTAATACCTTGTCGATCTCTTTTAATGGGTTAACGGCTTTACCACTTTTGCTTGAAACCAGTCCAAACATGTTCGCAATATCGTAAATAATATCCGCAAACATATGCCAAATAGTGCCGCCAATAATTCCCGACAATTTGACCACATTAACAATAATGTCTTTAATTTCAGGCAAAGCAGCTACGATAGATGCAGATATACCATTCAGTGCCTTTGAGAACCTACCTCCCGCACTTGACAGTTCTGTTTCGGTTTTAGGATCATTGACCCATTTCATAACTACTTTGGCGATTGGATTTTCAGCTTTTAGAAACGGCGAAATGAACGCTGAAAATAGTTGTGGTGCTTTAGCTGATATTGCCCGTTCCATACCGGGTAAAGTATTCATCATATTATCCGCAGATGACTTGTACTTGTCTCCTAACTGATTAATTACGTTCATAGCGTCCGTAGCGCTAATTTTGCCAGCAGACATTTCGGCTTGCAATTGTTTCATCGTTAATTTGGAATTATTCTGTATCTTTCGCTCATATTTCAGTAAGTTTTCACCAAACATTGGCAAGTAATTAGCAACCTGATTAAAGTCGCCTAGTTGCAACTTGCCAGAGGTCATAGTGTGGGTGAAATCTTGACCTAAAGCTTGCGTTTGTGCCGAAGAAAGACCAATTGTATCTGCAAGGGTTAAGAACGATGTGGTCAGTGTCTTGGTTTTACCGGAATCATCCAAAACGTGGTAAAACTGCTGATCCAACTCGTCAACCATATCACGTGCTTGTCCAAAGTGATTAGCTAGCTCCGTGGCCATGTTAGTCATTTTTTTACCTTGGACAGCACTATCAGTTAATGTGGTCCACGATGCTTGCGAAACTTGTAGCGTTTTGTTGTATTCAATTCCTGCCTTAGTTTCTTCTTTAAATCCATTAACAATGCTTGAAAAACCGTTTTGAATTGCTGATCCAACAAACGAACCCACAATAATTTCCTTCAAGTGTTTAAAATGATTGCCTGTATTTTCAGCATCTGCTTTTAATCTGGATAAACCAGCCGTTGCCTCTTTATCATCGAGCTTCATTTTGGTGACAACTTGGCGTGGCATCTTCGCCATTGCTTCTTGCCAGTCAATAACTTCACCTTTTTTAATCTTAGCTTCAAGGTTGGTAACTTCCTTTTTCGGCAGTTTATCCAGCAATGAACGAAAGTTTTTAATTCCAGCATTTTCAGCAGAAGCAATTAACTTAGTTCGAACTTCTTTTTTGATGCCATCGAGGTCTTTGTTAACCTTATTTTTAGTATCGTTTGATTCATTTTTCATTCCGTTGGCGTTCTTTTTGAAGTTGTCCTTCATATCTTCGCCGGCATTTTTACCAATTTTATCGGTTTCACTATCAGCGTCCGCCTGTACTTTCTTGGCTTCGCTTTTAACCGATGAAGCGTTCTTCTTGAAGTCTTCATCCATCTGTTCACCTGCGCCAGTCCCAAAACGCTTGATTAAGTTACTAGCCCAGTCAACATCGGTATGAAATTCCTGTTTGTTAGCAGGAAACAATAAATCAATTAATACTTGTCCATCTGAAGCCATTTAATTTACCTCCTTTCATTAAAGACTTTCGAATGCTTGAGCAATTTGTGCTTCGGTTTCTCTTTCACGTTGTTCAGCAGTCATATGTAGTTCGTAGACCGCTTTTTGTGTCATTAACGATCGAACGTATTCGGGATTATCGGCATGCACCGAAGGATTCTCCTTTCGAATCTGAATGATCTGATTAATTGGTGCATTGTCGCTTAAATTATTAAACAATGCCCGAAATTCAAAGTACGACATGTGTCCTTTGACCTTCATCAAATCAATACCGTAATCTTTCATAAAACTGGCATAGATGGCTTCACTGTCTTGCTGGTAATCAAACGATCGACTACCGCCACTGCCGGGATTATAAGGATCCTGAAATAACATATTGGAAATACGGCCAACTTCAACCTGCTGTTGGTCAAATGGAACATCTAATCCATCACCAACAAACATGGCAAATGACAGTAGCACCTTGCCAGCCTGATCGATACTTGAATCATCAATCAGATTGAACCATCTCAATACGTTATCGAATGTTAGATCAATTGGGTAGTCCTCATCATGCCAAACGAATACTTCATTGGTTCGATCCTGTTCAAGACTGCTCGTAATATCTAACATCTAAATCACTTCTTGTAATTATGTCGTTGCTTATATTGCGGTCGCGCATGATGTATTGGATAGGCCTTTTTAAGCGCTTCACGCTTGTTATGTTCGTATTTATTTTGTTCAGCACGTAACTGCTTCTGAATGTCGCCAAGCGTAAACATTAAATATTCGGTACTCTCATGCTTTAACGACCAGATATGACTACCAATTCCTGCTTCATCAAATAAATTATCGTAAACATCAAAAATTGCTTGGCGCGTATCCTCAATCAACTTATTACTGATCGCAATAAACTCTTCTTTATCAATTGGCTTAACATCCTTGTCGCCAGCTTGTGCTTTCTCGTCCCGCTTATCCAACTCGTCAATTTGTTGCATTTGCTCACGGTAAAAAGCAACTAGTTTTTCAATTTGTTTAATATTCTTGTCATTTGCGTAGATATGGTAAACTTTCGTGCCCAGTTTGCATTCCACGTACGGTGTCGATTCATTTAAATCAATCATGTTTTATCCTCCGTTAATAGCCGCCGGTTACCCTATTGTTTATTTCATAGGCGACTTCAATTAATTAACCTGCAGCTGGTTCAACAACCGTAATTGTTGCTGTAGCAGTCTTGGCACCATCTGTTGTGGTGTAAGTAGCAACTGCTGTTCCAGCCTTCATCCCGGTGATTGTTCCATCTTCTGCAATTGTGGCAATAGACGTATCGCCAATTGACCACTTGCCAGTCTGGTCAGTAGCATCATCTGGCGTAATTGTTGCCACTAGCTTGGCTGTCTTGCCGACTTCAACGTTAGCCGTCGTAGGAGCCACCGTGACTCCCGTGACGGCTACTGTTTTGGGTCTGGGTTATCTCCAGCTTTGCTGAACACAGCCGCGCCATTTTGAGCAATCGTGAACGTCATTGTTGACTTTGCATTCCCATTACCACCGATCGTGATGATGTTTTCAAGGGTAGCTAAGAAAATTCGAACTGTTCCGTTTGCTTTCGTAATTCGAACCAATGTCTTGGCATCATTACCCGTGGCGTCTTTATCTTCCAGTCCCTGTAAATAATCACACGCTGGATCACCCTGCAATACATTACCGGTGACCGCCCAGGTGCGAGCATGTCCAGTAACTTCAGGTGAATTTTCGTCTTTATCAGCAAAGTAAATTGCGTTATCAATCACATCACCTGGTGTGTGCGTGATCCCTGTAATAAATGCTGCTAATGATGAAAAACTGGCGTTGGCGATATTGGTTGGATCTAGTGACCCACTTGTATCAATTTCGACGTCATTTCGCCAGTTATGCGTAAAGTTTTTTTCCATTGTTCCTGACATAATTTACCTCCTATTTATTAATCTTCGTTACATAAACAACAAAGTTAGTAATCCAATATAAGTTCCCTGTCTGATCCACTAATTGGTTAAACGGCATACCGGTTATATCAATGTGGTCAAACAGAAATGAGCCGTCAGAACTCTCTAATTCTTCGAGATTTACCAACATATCCGCAATCGGATTGAGGGTCTCTCTAGCGACCTTATACGACTGATCATTGAGCGCTAAGTCAAAGTTCATTGCCATGTCGGCGTCACCATTGAAATACGTTTGCAGGGCCCGACTTCCCGGATCAGCTTGCAAACTGAGTTGCCCATTGGCTGGTACAAAGCCCAGGCCACACTTGGCAGCGTTTCCTCCTAGTGACTGAATATGCTCACACAGTCGTTCGTCTAAATCCATTAGTGTTTCAACTCCTTATCAATTGCTCGTTGTGCTACCTGTGCCCATGCGTCGCCGTATTGGGCTTTGGCTTTCAAATCCCATCGTTTACCCGCTAGTCGATGAACTGCCGTGGTGTAATTCGTGATACCAATTCCATAAAATTGCCGCTTAGCATATGGCATTGAATAAATCAACATCGTTGCATCTAAACTGAGTGAAACATTATGCATTAAGTTTCCACTTTTATATGGCACAAACGGCTGCATATCGGATTCCATTTGATTTAAAACATAGGCACGCACATTACGGGAATTGGCAGCAGCTTTTAGCGCATTAAAGGCATTAAAATCACCGTGAACTTCCATTCCCATCACAGCACCTCAATTTTGTAAGCAAACATCTCATCACTCAGCGGTTGCTTACTTTCAGTAATAGTTTGTATAGTGTACTCATTGCCCGCAAATTCAATCTTAGACCCTAGATTATCCTTCGATAGACTGGGCATTGGGCTTGAAACATCGGCATATAAAAAGACAGTCCCGTTGGCTACGAGCTGTCTATCATTGTTTGTTCCGGTATATTTGGTTGCTAAGTGAACAACACAATTGTTAATCGTTACCGGGGCATCCAGTTTAACTTCGTGATACATGTTATCCGTCTGGCTTTGATAGGCTTTGATCAGAATAACGCTTTGATTGCACAACGCTCTTGGTACCGGTAGTTTCATGAGTGACCAACTCCTGCGTATAGCAAGCCATATCGCCCTAGCAGCACTCTGGCTGAGTTAATCAGTCCGGTTGAACCGCTAGTGACGGCATCTGCCGCACCCTCTTTGAATGTCATTGATGTGCCATCTACTGAGTAAGACAATAAATTACCTTGCTGCAACTGATAAGCTGATTTGGCATTGGCCTCAATCATGAATTGAGTTTGCATTGCAACTGCCTTTTTAAAAGCTGTCGCACGTTGTACTTCGAAATTAACTGAGCTTGAAACATCTGTGGCTAAATCGTGGCTGCCTAAATCTTTATCGTAAAAAGTGGTAACACTGTTTATGACTAACTCAGCAGCTTGTTCAACGGTTTCAAAGGCATCACCATCAGGTGGTGAATAACCAAATTGTCTAAATTCATTGGATGTTAGATATGCCATAGGTTACCTCCTATTTACCATTGCCCGCAGCCGCTGGAACAGTTGCTCCAGGAGTTAATGTCGGATCAAGCTGTGCTTTGTACTCAACAACCCCAATATTGCGCACGTCAATGCCATTAACAACCTCCCAAGTAGTAGGTTTTGCTAATTCGTCAATGGTTGGATAAGTACTCTTAGCTGGTGCAAAGCTCGATTGAACACTTGTACCAGCGACATGAATTGTCCCTACACGTTTCTGAATAATGCTATCAGTACCACCATTCTTTAGTGGTAAGTAGAATGTCTGTGTAGCTTGCATATTCGTTGAATAGTGAACAGCCCCCGGGGCAAAAATAAATGAACTAGAAATTGGCTTAGTCTTATCAGTCAGATCAACAGGAATGTCATCATCTAGCACGATCCGTAACCCGTTATAGGCTTCAAAAGGCGTTACGCCTTCTTGTGGTTGAATGGTTTCAATCAAGCCTTGAACCTTCATTAACGAGTATGTTGGTGAGTTAACCGCAATCGCACCAAATGTGGTATCTTGCAAGTCACCCATTAACCCAATTGCCCCCGTAAAGCCCTTCGCACCAAACATTGGATCAGATGGTGAAATAACGGTTTGATCATAGACTTTTGAGTTTTTGACATCATCAACCGCCATAGTGCCTTGCAGAACGCTGATTAACGTCTTTTGATCAGCACGTTGCCAAAAGGCTGCAAAGCGATTACCAATCGTTTCTTGGACTGGTGCACCTGAAATCATTTTTGCTAGATCAGTGTAGCCAAAAGCCTTAGTTTGATAAAACTTAATTCCGACTTGTTTACCAGATGTCAAACTGTTAACCACAATGTCAGTATCGTCGGTCCAGTTATCTGGATCACCTGACAAATCATTTAGAAACGGAATAGTGATTCGACTGCCTGCTTCAAGCAAATGTGGTCCAAGGTCTGGATCAGGAGTTAAAATTCCTGATTGAACGAATCGGTTAGTTTTAATAATTTGGTTAATAACATAATTTCCAAATACTTCTGGGACAATTAAGTCCGATAAATGTGTTTCTGCCATTTGAATGGCCTCCTTATGATTTATTTGCTAGTTCACTCCATCTTTGAGGATTCTCACGATACAGTTTGTTTTGTTCTGCAATGGTCATATCGCTTAACGACGTAACCTGGCTTCCACCACTTGGATTACCTTTTGCAGTGACATGAATACCAGGTTTGTTTTGATCATCGTTCTGCGTCGATTCACTTTCGAACAAATAATCATCTGATTCTTTAAGGCTGGTCAACTGATCCTCTAGCCCAATCAAGTTATCGCCGTCAACGGATACCTTGTCTAAATCTAATAATGCTTTTACGGCTTTGGGATTCTTTGCCTTGGCATCACGCAGGGCTGAATCAATTTTGAAGTTCTTACTTTGTTCAGATAATTTAGTTTGATAATCCGCTGTGGTTTGCTTATTTTCGTCTTGCAGTGACTTAATTTGAGCTTTTAATTCCTCATTGTCGCCAGCAGACTTCTTAAGCGTATTCAACTGATCGTCTCGCTCTTTGATTTGGCCTGTAAGTGTTTCGTTTTGACTCGTCAGACCATCAATCTTGCTCTGTAATTCTACTTTTTCAGCAGAAATCCCCTTATCTTTGCCGACCTCAGTCATAATTTTTTCTAGATTATCACCCTCGATACCTAAAGTTTTAAGAAAATCTCTCGTTACAGACATATGCAATGTCTCCCTTCGTGTTTGTATCGGAGCAACGACTCCGAATGTTTGATTGCATAAAAAATAAGCAGTTTAGCGTCTTACTTAGGACATGAATTATTTGCTTTGAATTTGTTCACGTGCATAGTCACGCGTTAAGAAATCATTATCTTTAATCATTTCACGCATTCGCTTTTGTTGATTAGCTAAGGTACTTTTAGCATTGCTTACCGTTTGATCATCACCTAATTGTTGGGCAGCGTTAATTTCCTTCTTAGTCTGGCGAATCGCCCGTTCACGAGCACGCTGTTTCTGTTGAACATCACCCATTTTAACTGCTTCATCAGAGCTTGGCATATCCGGATCCGGATGCTCAATGTTTACGTCTGGATCCCACGGGGTAAACTGATGATGGCAGTTAATTCCCAATGTCCCCGACCTTTCTCCATATCCGTGATCATAGATCGTATCATACTTCGGATTATAGTTAGGATCCGATTTAGGAACCATATTCACAATATGCCCTTGAATTGGTGCACAGGCCGGTCGAGCACACATGTGCCAACTCATTTTTGAAGTCGTGACGTTATTAATGTTCATGGTCTTAACACGTAGTTCATTAACGACACTATTATTAGTACTATTAATAACCGTACGTGCATATCCCTCTAGCGACCAATTATGGCCTGCCTTGTCCGTTAATCTGGTTGGAATACCAGCGTCAACCCACCGATAGATATTGTCTCTGATGGCCTTCTCTGGCGTTTTTAACCCTGATGTAATCTCCAGTGTACTTTTAGTCACAATATCACGATAAATGCGAGCTGTCGCATTAGAATGGATATTACGCGTTAACAGCGTTTCGTTAACATTGTTAAACAATGATTGCCATGTTTGTTTAGCGTAGGCATCAATAATCTTTTGAGTATCTGGTTGTAACTTACCCGAATGTTTCGTATACCGATTAATTTCGCTCTGCGTCATTTTTACTGTGTCTATTCCTAGTTGTGAACACATGTTCTGGATTAAGTCAGGCACAATCTTGTTTACTCTTGCTACGAGTTCGATGGTTTGGGCGGTTAGCAATCCCGCCTTAGCGAGTTGCTGTAATTGCCATTCCAATATGTTGTCGGCATTAACATCCTCATAATGGCTATTTTTCAAAAAATTAATCAGCAGATCAAAGATTTGAGATTGTAAGTGTTCATACATCTCGATGACTTGTTGTGCATACTTAGAGCCCACTATTCATCGCCACCATTCAACATGTCACTCTCACCAGGAGCTTCATTAATTGGGATTTCTGGGGCTTCTGCGGTTACTTCGGCCAGCCATTCATTCGCATCTTCTTCAGACAAACCATAATTGCGCATTAAGAACTGTTTTTTTGGCATTACGCCTGATGTGACGGCCAGCATATCCTGCTTAGCTTGGGCATCTTTATCTACAAACACACCATCATCATAATGGATATTGAATTGGATATTGTCTACATCAATACCACTCAACAAGGCTTCACCACTGTCAAATGCTTCTGGTGCTTGTGCCAACTGTAATACAGCCATGATCAGGTCTGATAAAAACTTGCTAACTCGATTTAAATAGCTAGACCTTGTTTGATAAGTCATACTATTTTCACTAACGACCTGTGTTGCTGTTGTAATTCCACCCTGCGCATCAGTTGTGAACGTCCCACTAGATAACCCCACAGCATTTTCTAATTCATGTAAAAAATACTGCATCGTCTGTTGATAGTCATCAACACGGATATCGGGATTAATAGGTGTAATCTGAAAATTATCATCCAACCCTGTATTAATACCCAGATAGGTGTCATCGTCGGGATCAAATTTAGCCCCTGGATGCTCTTCATCGCCAGGCTTCATTGCTTCAGCGGGAACAAGCACTTTCCGTCGTCCCACACGTATTTCCCAAACAAATGAATCATGAGCATAGTTGATAGCATCCAGGATATTTTGCGTGTTATTAACAAATCCAATTCCTAAGGGGCTTTCTGGAGCAATATTATTTTGACCAGGAACTTTAAAATACGCAAACAGAGGCTGTTTAAACCCTGTAAATGAAACTTCGGGAGTAATATCGCTATACATATCATCAGTACCTAAAGATACTTGCTCACCAACCGTCTTAGAATCAGTACTTTTATATAGCTCATTGGTTATTTGGTATTCTCCATTATTCCACTGATGAAATTCTAGCAGTGTGTAATAATATCGTTGATTATTGACCACTTTTACTGACTTGTTTGAAATTGCGGCTTGACTAATCTCCTCTGTATTAGAGTCGAGACTAAAAAACTGATCCGCACGAATCCAAGCAATTTTAATTTCATCACCATCAACATATGGACGAGCCGCAAAACCACCAACCGGAATGCCTTGTTCCAATTTAGCTTCCAAATTACGATTAACCCCGGACTTTTCCAACCAATCATCAATGAATTGAGCTACCAAATCAATTATTGATCCTGAACCATTACCATTCGGATCTGATCGGCTTGCCACTGAAACATTGAAACCATTATTTAAGCAAATTGATGCCTCTCGTTTAGAAACCATCTGTGTAATATTAACCGCATTGAAATTTCTAACTTTCTCTGTTCCTTGGGAATTAAAGTATTTGATTGTGTTCACTGGCATACCCTTTTGAGCAGAGTAGCTACCAGCATAATATAACTGTGCCAGTCTAATACGATCAATTTCATCTTGATCAGTTGCAATACGTTGATCATCGGTAATTAAGGATAATGAATTGCCCATAGAAAATGTTGCACCTCCTTTTCTAAAAAAATTTTTAATGACATTAAACAGTCCCAACAGTAATCACCACCTTAATATTTGAGATTAAGTTCCTTGATCATTGAAATGACTGCATATTGCGCATTATCACAGCAGTGATCATCAACTTTAATGACCTTTGGATCATCGCTTTGCATCGTTTTTTCGTCCCACTGATATTTTTGATGTTGTGGAATGAAATGGCCTAAATTGTTGGACGTCGGTAGATAATAAAAATCACCTCGTGAAAGAAGTGACTGTACGTATTCGATCATATGTGGTTTTTTCAGTTTCTTAACTGGGGTCCATTTAATACCGTAATCACTGTACATTTGATTGCGTAATGCGGCTTCAGCAGAATCCATAATATATTTCCAGGCTGATTTGTGATACCTAGCCTCTAAATCATCAATAAACTGCTTGATGTTTTTTGATAGCTCATCTGGAGCTTTTTTATGATTCTTACCCTCAGGTGAATAATAATACGTATCTAGTAAAACTAATCTAGGATTACCATTGACATCGCGTTTCGCCATTATCCCATAAGCACTCACAGTGGTATCAGAAACTGCATGGCCGGTATCAGCACTGAAATACAACGAAGCAACGTGATCATCATCAGGGATTGTTTCAATGCGGTTAAACAGATCGGCATTGTAAACATTGGTGCCAAGCCCAATTACTTCATGGTCCCCTGTCAATAAAATAGACAATTTAAATAGAGACTTTTTTGTCCTATGCCACGACTAAATTTTGAATTTGAGTTTGATACTCATCTTCAAGTTGCTTTGGTGATTTGAATCCACAGTGACTG